TGGCTTGCCAGGATTTGATAACTACCTTCCAAGTGGTATCGCTCCAGGCCAACTGGGAGTGTTTTTAGCCTATCCAGGCATTGGTAAGTCATGGCTTGCTCTTTATTTTGCGGTACAGGCATGGAAGCAAGGCAAAACCCCATTAGTAATCAGCCTTGAAATGTCTGAGACAGAAGTTAGAAATCGTGTATTTACAATTATGGGCGAAGGTCTTTGGTCACACAGAAAAATTAGTCAGGGTCATGTTGAGCCAGAGATGTTTAAAACTTGGCACAAAGATAAAGTTACTGGAAAGAGTCCATTTCATATCATTTCAAATGATCAGGGTGGAGAGATTAGCCCGTCAGTTCTACGTGGAAAGATAGATCAATACCGTCCAGATTTTGTTATTGTTGACTACCTACAGTTAATGAGTCCAAACCAGAAGTCAGATAACGAAACAGTAAGAATGAAAAACCTTTCTCGTGAACTAAAGTTAATGGCTATTGGAGAAGAAGTTCCTATTATTGCGATATCTTCTGCAACACCAGATGATGTAAATGACCTTAGTAGTGTTCCAACACTTGGACAAACTGCCTGGTCAAGACAGATTGCCTATGATGCAGACTGGGTAATTGCACTTGGTAGAGCAACTAACAGCGATATTATTGAATGTGCCTTTAGAAAAAATAGAAATGGCTTTATGGGTGAGTTCCTAGTTCAAGTTGACTTTGACAAAGGTTATTATCGCTACAAGGATTATGAAGATAAGCAGTTATAATAAGATGTGTCAATTCATCATAAGCCTATAAAATGTTTTAAACTAGATGGCAACATCAAGGATGAGTCAGACATCTATAGACTAAAAGAAGAATATATTAGAATATTGTTAGTACAAATGAGAGAAAGTGCCTATGTTCCAAGAATTGACATAGACCCAGACTTTACGGTATACTACAATGAAAGCAAAAACTGGTTTGAATTTAAATTGACGGTATATGGAATCTACGTAGGGAAAAAGAATATTGAATGGATGATCGCAGCAGACGGGTACAATCCGATATATATACAGAAGACCAAATTAAAAGAGTTCTCATCGGCTCTGGAATCACAATACAATCAGAAGTAGATTCCGACTACATAATTTTCTGTCCATATCATAATAACAACAGGACTCCTGCTGGAGAAGTATCAAAAGAAAGTGGATTGTTCTTTTGTTTTGGATGCCAACAAGTGGCTAACCTACAAGAATTAGTAATGAAAATGAGCAACAGATCATATTTTGAAAGTTTGCGGTACATAAAAAGTAAAGAACAAGAATCTGATATTACTCAAATAGTAGCAAAACAACTATATACCCCACCAACATTTGTACAATATGATGAAGTTATTATTAAGAGACTGAACTCACAAGCAATTGAATCACCAAGAGCAATGAGATACTTTGATGGAAGACTTGTAACTAAGTCATCAGTTAGTAAGTTTAACCTAGGATATTCTGAGAAGCAGGATATGGTTACAATTCCAGTTCACTCTCCAGAAGGAATGGTAATTGGTTTTGTTGGCAGAAGTCTTGAAGGAAAAGATTTTAAGAATACTCCAGGACTTCCAAAGAGTAAAACATTATTTAATTTGCATAGAGTAAAAGCAAATGATAAAGTATATGTTGTTGAGTCATCATTTGATGCAATAAGATTGGATCAAGTTGGAATGCCAGCAGTGGCTACTCTTGGAGCAACTATTTCAAAAAGTCAAGTAGAGTTATTGGAAAAATATTTTAATGAGATTTATTTGATAGCAGATAATGATGAGGCTGGAAAGTCAATGTCTAAGAAAATGATTGATAAATTAAAATCGAGGGTATCAATAATACAATTAGACACCAAGTATAAAGATATCGGGGATATGCAAGATTCTGATATAATTAAGTTAAGTAATTCAATTGATAATTCTATACTAGAAATGTTGAGGTAGTCATGAGTGTAAAAAATGTATTTGATTCAATTAAGGAAGATTCAACAATTATTGATGTCTTTATGGAAAATCAAAAAAGATATATGATGATGCTTTCATTTGCACAAGAAGTCTTACGAGAGGCTTCATCATTGTCTCCACAAGATAGAGAAATTATTGCAGCATATACATCATATCTTAATGGATGTAGGTTTTGCTATGGATCCCATCGTCTTTTTGCAGAATCAATAAATTCTGAGATTGAGGTTTTAGATAGCGGTATTCAGTCTACTTCTAATAGACTGACCCCAATTTTTAATTTAGTAGAACAACTAACTAAACATCCATCAAGTATGACTAAAAAATTATATGATGAATGTTATGATGCTGGGTTTACACAAGAACAGGTCAAAGATGCTGTTGCAGTTTGTGCTGCATTTAATTTCTTTAATAGAATTGTTGAAGGTCATGGAGTTCAGGAAAATTCTCAATCTTGGGCACCTGCTGCAGAACAAATTAATAAAGTTGGTTATGATCAGAGATATTAAAAATGTTGTGGTTGTTGGCGGTGGAACTGCTGGATGTTTAAGTGCTCTTCTATTAAACAAAAGGTATCCAAAGTTAAAAATAACAATGGTGCGAAGTAAACAAATCGGAGTTCTTGGGCCTGGTGAAGGGTTAACAACAAACATACATAAAGTTTTTAAAGATTTAAAAATTGATGTTGAGGATGTAATTAAATATACAAATGCAACTATCAAAAATGGTGTTGTGTTTTCTGGATGGAACAAAGAAAACAAATCATGGTTTCATGGATTTAACAATCTTTTTGATAGTAATATTTTTTATAATAATGAAAATACCCTTAAACTTTGTAATATAGCAATGCAAGAGCATGGCAATTTAGACTCTATTAATTTAAATGCACAAATATCTTATAAAAATAAAACTCATTCAATTAATAATAAAAAAGAATACTCATTGCATTTAGATGCAAAATTGCTTGGAGATTTTTTAGAAAATGAGGTAGTTAAAAAAAATATAGAAATTATTGATGCTATTGTTGTTGACACTAAAACAAACAGTAATGACGACATTGTGGAATTATCACTAGACAATGGAACAAGCATTAGTCTAGATTTTTTAATTGATGCATCTGGATTTTCTAGATTATTTTTAGATAATGTTTATAATGTTGAGTGGGTTGACACATCTAAGTTTCTTCCAGCAACTTCAGCAATTGCCTGCAAACTTCCTTTAGATGGTAAAGAAGTTCCATATACACAAGCAATTGCAATGGATTATGGCTGGGCATGGAAAGTTGCACTACAAAATAGGTATGGTTGTGGATACGTTTATGACAATAAATATATTAATGAAGAAGATGCAATAAAAGAAGCCTATAAGTTTTTTGGAAAAGATCTAGAAATTATAAAAACTTTTAACTTTACTCCAGGTTATGCAAAAAAAATATTAATAAATAATTGTTTAGGTATAGGACTTTCTACATCATTCTTTGAACCAATGGAGGCTACTGCAATATCAGGAATGATTAATGCATTATATTTATTTTTAGATAATTATTTCTATAAATATATTAATAATACTATTGCTGATATGGAAATAGATTATTTTAATGATTTAAATGAACGAATGGCACAATCAATAACAACCTATCTATATATGCATTATGTTACAAACAAAACTAATACCAATTTTTGGTCAGAATTTTTACTAAAACATCCAATGCCAGAGTATGAATATTATAATATAAAAAGATTTATTGAAGATATGGAAACAAACAAAAAAGATCTTTCTTATATAATGCAACCACCTTCTTGGCTATTGTACAGTTGGATATCTTTGTATGCTGGAAATAGTTTTAAAGTTTCTAAAGATTCATTTGACAAAAATGAATTGGAAGAGTATACTAAAATAGTAGAAAAAATCAGTAATGCTGCAGAACAGTATGATGATTTTAAAATAACAATATAAAAAAGGAGAATAATATGAGCGTAGTAAAGGGACTAAAAAACATCAACGCCCTGCTCGACAAACCAAAATACGATGAAAACTCACCAAAGGTAAGATGGCTTAAACTTGCTGATGGACAATCAGTAAAGATTCGCTTTATTGAAGAACTAGATGAAGACTCTGCAAATTATAGTGCATCTCGTGGACTATCTCTAGTTGTTAAAGAGCATGTAAATCCAAAAGATTACAAGCGTAAAGCAGTAGACACTATGGATACAGAAGGTCGTGACTGGGCAGAAGAAATGCACCGTAAAGACCCAAAGGCTGGATGGCGTGGTCGTCTCCGCTTTTACTGTAACGTATTAGTTGATGATGGAATTGAAAAACCATACGTAGCCATTTGGTCTATGGGAATCAGTAAGCAATCATCTTTTAATACAATTCGTGAATATGCACTTGAGACTGGTAGCATTTCAAATGTTGTTTGGAAAATGAAACGTAATGGTCAGGGTACTGAAACAAATTACACAATGATTCCAGCAGCACCAGATAAAGAGCCATTTGACTGGACTGGTATTGAGCCATTCCAACTAGAACTTGCACTTCGCAAAGTTCCTTATGCAGAGCAAGAAGCCTTTTATCTAGGCTTTGACTCACCATCAACTACTTCATCAACCAACACAGATTGGTAGTATGAACTACGCAGGATTGCACGTACACACTCATTATTCCTTATTTGATGGAATTGCAACTCCAGAAGAATATTTAAGTCGTGCCGTAGATCTTAAAATGCCAGCCTTGGCAATAACAGATCACGGCACACTTTCAGGACACCGTGAGTTTTATCGTACAGCAAAATCCAAAGGCATTAAGCCAATTCTTGGGCTAGAAGGATACATGTGTGCAGACATATCTGATACAAGAGATAAGTCTGAAAGAGAAGGTCAGCAAGATCTTGTTTATAATCATATTATTCTTCTAGCAAAGAACCAACTTGGTTTAGAGAATTTAAATAAAATTAGTGAAGTTTCTTGGACCGATGGTTTTTTTAAGAAACCAAGATTTGATTTTGAGATACTTGAAAAATATCGTGAAGGAATTATTGTAACTTCTGCATGTCCAAGTAGTGTAATTGTAAAAGCATTAGAAGAAAATGAATTTGCCATTGCAAAGAAAAATATTAAATGGTTTAAGAATAATTTTGGTAATGATTATTATATTGAAGTAATGCCACACAATACCCCAGAAATAAATAAGGCTTTAATTGAACTTGCAGATGAATTTGACATTAAGGTTGTTGTAACTCCAGATTGCCACCATTCAGATACTTCACAAAAAGAAATTCAAGAGTTTAAGTTATTGATGAATACTCATGGCAAAGTTAATAAAGAAGCAACATATGAAAAGTCTAAAAAGAAAACCAATATGATGCAAAGACTTGACTACCTGTACGGAGAAGATCGTCAAATTACCTTTAATAAATTTGATATACATCTACTGTCATATGATGAAATTAAATTAGCAATGGAAAAACAGGGTATAGATAGAC